TTTATAGCCTTTTAGAGTGATATATATAGTAACGAAAACAAAGGAGATAAAGACAATGAACAACATCAAAGAACAAAACGGAATTAAATTTTTTAAAGAAACAACAATGGAGGAATTAGAGGAAAAAGGATTCTTATCAAGCAAAAGTGTATTTTTAAAATTTGGAGACAACGTTCTAATAGGAATTACAAATTGGAAAAATGAGTGTGTAGGAGCTATTTACAGAATTAAATATCAAGAAGGAGAAGTAAAAAGAAACCACACTTTTAAAAAATTAGAATTAAACAAGATTTCAAAATCAACTTTTGAAGACACAGGACACGCGATTGAATGGGCGATGAAAAACTGCTAAAAGAATAAAAAAAGAAAGTAGACCGAAAGGTCTATTTTTTATGCTCAGATGAGGAGGAGATTATGGGAAGAAAAAAGAAATATAAACCTACTAGATTCAAAGCTAAAACATCAGTATATAGTGAGGAACGTGCAGATTATGCGGTAAATTTTATTCAATGTTTAAGTCATACTAAAGGAACATGGGCAGGAAAGAAATTTGAGTTATTACCGTGGCAAGAAGAAATAATAAGAGATTTATTTGGAATAATAAAACCAAATGGATATAGACAATTTAATACAGCTTATATTGAAATTCCTAAAAAGATGGGTAAGAGCGAACTTGCAGCTGCGATTGCACTTCTTCTTTGTTGTGGGGACGGAGAAGAACGTGCTGAAGTTTATGGATGTGCAGCGGATAGACAACAGGCTACTATTGTATTTGATGTTGCAGCTGATATGGTTAGAATGTGTCCAGCTTTAAATCGTAGGGTGAAGATTTTAGCTTCGCAAAAAAGGATAGTGTATTTACCTACTAATAGTTTTTATCAAGTGTTATCTGCAGAAGCATATTCAAAACATGGATTCAATATTCATGGAGTTGTTTTTGATGAGTTGCACACTCAGCCAAATAGAAAGTTATTTGATGTTATGACAAAAGGTAGTGGAGATGCTAGAACGCAGCCACTTTATTTTTTAATTACAACTGCTGGTACAGATACAAATAGTATTTGTTATGAAACTCATCAAAAAGCAAAAGATATACTTGAAGGTAGAAAAATAGACCCAACATTTTATCCAGTAATTTATGGTGCAGATGAAAATGATGATTGGACTGATCCTAAGGTGTGGAAAAAAGCTAATCCCTCACTAGGAGTAACTGTTGGGTTAGATAAAGTTAAAGTAGCTTGTGAGTCTGCAAAACAAAATCCAGGAGAAGAAAATGCTTTTAGACAATTAAGGCTTAATCAGTGGGTTAAACAATCAGTACGTTGGATGCCTATGGATAGATGGGATAGTTGTAATTTTAATTTTGATGAAGAAGAGTTATTAGGTAGGATATGTTACGGAGGTTTGGATTTATCATCTACAACAGATATAACTGCTTTTACTCTGGTATTTCCTCCTTTGGATGAAGAAGACAAGTTTATAGTTTTACCATATTTTTGGATTCCAGAAGATACGTTAGAACTAAGAGTAAGACGCGACCATGTACCTTATGATCTTTGGAATAAGCAAGGTTATATACAAACTACAGAGGGTAACGTAGTTCATTATGGATATATCGAGCAATTTATTGAAAAACTTGGAGAAAAGTATAATATCCGAGAAATTGCATTTGACAGATGGGGTGCTGTTCAAATGGTTCAAAATCTAGAAGGGATGGGTTTTACAGTAGTACCATTCGGACAAGGTTTTAAAGATATGAGTCCTCCAACCAAAGAACTTATGAAGCTAGTTCTTGAACAAAAACTAGCCCACGGAGGTAATCCAGTACTCAGATGGAATATGGATAATATTTTTATAAGACGTGACCCAGCAGGAAATATTAAGGCAGATAAAGAAAAATCAACAGAGAAAATTGATGGAGCTATTGCAACAATTATGGCACTAGACCGTGCGATAAGATGTGGAAATCAAAATACAGAAAGTGTTTATGATGACAGAGGATTGCTTTTTATATGATATAATAAAAGCATCTAAAATAAGAAAGGTTGCATTTGATTATGGAAAATGTTTGGAAAGTGATTGATGAGGAAAATGGCCAGTTTTTCGCATCTTGTGATAAAGAATTTTTGGGGAAAATTAAAGAAAACTCAGATTATACAAAATTAGCGGATCATTATAAATTAGATTTAAGAGTCATTCCACTTCACTTTATTGGTAATATTCTTAAGGCAAAGCTGTTAATTTTAAACTTAAATCCAGGAATGGATGAAGAATATTATACTTTTTATCAAAATAATAAGTCTTATCAAGAAATGATATACAATAACTTGACACTTAAAAAACCTAAGTTTTTTGAATTCGATTATTATAGTACAAATAATGAAGGATATTGGAGTAGATTGAAACCTTTATTTGAAGATGAATATTTGGAAAAAATTAATAGAAACCAAAATGGTGAGGATACAAAAAAATTAGATGAGTTTTTCACTAAAACAGTTGCATTGATTGAATTTTTTCCTTATCACTCACAGAATTTTTCTGAATTGGGGGATATATTTGATAAAACTGTTAAGGAAATGAAAGGATATTTACCTAGTCAGCAATTTGTATTTAATATTATCAAAGAAAGAGTACAAAATGGTGATGTGGTAATCGTCTTCTCTCGATCAATAGGTAGATGGATGGAAGCGATACCTGAACTAAAAGTATATGATAAAGTATACCAATCTAGCAATCAAAGAAATCCAACTTTTAAACCTGAAAATATTTTGAAAAGAAATATGGGGAAAGATTTATTAGATATAATCTAACTTTGTTATCGAAGTATTTAGACATCTCAATAGAGATGTTTTTTTGTTACAAAATTTAGGAGGTATGTATGAATTATTTTATGAAATTATTTAAATCTAGAGACAATCCTAAAAATAGATTAAATGGAAGTTCATATAGTTTTTTTATGGGTGGAAGTTCTAGTGGAAATAGAGTAACAGAAAGAAGCGCCATGCAGATGACGGCGGTATATAGTTGTGTAAGGATACTTTCTGAAACATTAGCTAGTCTACCTTTACATGTGTATGAGGTAACCGATACTAGTACAAAAAAAGCAACAGAACACATGTTATATACGTTACTTCACGATGAACCAAATAATGAAATGACGAGTTTTATTTTCAGAGAAACACTAATGACTCATTTGCTTTTATGGGGTAATGCTTATGCACAAATTATAAGAAATGGTAAAGGAGAAGTATTAGGGCTTTATCCATTAATGCCAGATAGAATGAAAGTTGATAGAGATGAAGCTGGTAATTTGTATTATGAATATTATATAAGCGAAGGGGATGCAAACTCTAAAACTAAAGGTGCTGTTAAATTATCACCAAGTGATATTTTGCATATACCAGGTTTAGGGTTTGATGGTTTAGTTGGTTATAGTCCAATTGCCATGGCAAAAAATGCGATTGGAATGGCTATTGCAACTGAAGAATACGGAGCAGCATTTTTCGCAAATGGAGCTACCCCAAGCGGTATACTTGAACATCCAGGTGTAGTAAAAAATCCAGAGGCAATGAGAGAAAGTTGGGCTAGAGGGTTTTCAGGTAAGAATAACCATAAAGTTGCGATACTTGAAGAAGGTATGAAATATACTCCTATTTCAATAGCACCAAATGAAGCACAGTTTTTAGAAACAAGAAAATTTCAAATAAATGAGATAGCTAGAATTTTCAGAGTTCCACCACATATGGTAGGTGATCTTGAAAAGTCTAGTTTTTCTAATATTGAACAACAATCTCTTGAGTTTGTTAAATACACGCTTGATCCGTGGGTCAAACGTTTTGAACAAGCTATGACTAGGAGACTACTTACAAGTGATGAAAAGAAAAAATATTATATAAAATTCAATGTTGATGGACTTCTTAGAGGAGACTATCAAAGTAGGATGAATGGATATGCAACAGCACGTCAGAATGGTTGGATGAGTGCTAATGATATAAGGAGTTTAGAAAACTTAGATTTGATATCAGATGAGGAAGGAGGAAACTTATATCTAGTCAATGGTAACATGTTACCACTTAAAAAGGCTGGTGCTTATGCAGAGAGATTAACAGATTATAAGGAGGAAAACATAGATGAAGAAATTTTGGAATTGGAAGACAGTACAAAATAATAATGATAAACCACCAGAGAACATATTATTTTTAAATGGAACAATAGCTGAAGAATCGTGGTTTGATGATGAGGTTACTCCACAGATTTTCAAAGAAGAACTAATTAAACATAGTGGAGATATTACAGTATGGATAAATTCACCCGGTGGAGACTGTATTGCAGCCGCACAAATTTATAATCTCTTAATGGAACATAAAGGAAATGTTAAGGTGAAAATTGATGGTATAGCAGCTAGTGCTGCGAGTGTGGTTGCTATGGCAGGAACAGAAGTTATTATGAGTCCTGTTTCAATGCTTATGATTCATAATCCTATGACGATTGCATATGGTAGTACAAGCGAAATGCAAAGAGCTATAGATATGTTAAGTGAGGTGAAAGAATCAATAATTAATGCTTATGAAATAAAAACAGGATTATCTCGAAATAAAATATCAAAACTTATGGACAATGAAACATGGATGGATGCAAGAAAAGCGGTTGAACTTGGTTTTGCCAATTCTATCTTAAAACGAGACGAGATTCAAGATATTGAGATTCCAAATGTTAGTATGCTTTATCAAGAAGTAACTGTTCAAAATTCAATGATGAATAAAATTAAAGAAACTTTTAAAAATGTAAACGAAGAAAAAATAAAAGCTGATTCGTTAATAAATAGATTAGATTTAATAAAAAACTGGAGGTAAGAATTATGAATAAAAAAATACAAGAATTAATTGAAAAACGTGCTAAAGCATGGGAAGGTGCGAAAGCCTTTGTTGAGAGTAAAAAAGATAGTGATGGACTATTGTCAAAAGAAGATGTTGAAACTTATAACAAGATGGAAGAAAAAGTTAAAAACTTTACTTTTGAAATAGAGAGACTTCAAGAGATGGAAAATATGGAAAGAGAATTATCAAAACCAGTAAATGATCCGTTAATCTCAAAACCAATGGTGTCTGACAAAGAAGATAAAATCAAAAAAAATCTTCAACACAAAAAAGCAATGATAAAAGCCCTACGATCTAATTTTAGACAAATTGAAAATATCCTACAAGAAAAAGTAGATACTGATGGAGGATATTTAGTTCCAGACGAGTATGATAGTAGATTAGTTACTACGTTAAAAGAAGAAAATATTATTAGAAAACTATCTCATACTTTAAAAACAAATGGTAAACATAAAATTAATATAGCTGCGTCAAGTCCTGCGGCTGCATGGGTTGAAGAAGGTGGAGAATTGAAATTTGGAGAAGCAACATTTAAACAAGTTTTATTAGATGCTCACAAACTTCATGTAGCTATTAAAGTTACTGAAGAATTATTATATGATAGTGTGTTTGACTTAGAAAGCTATATCTTAGAAGAATTCGGTAAAGCACTAGCGAATGCAGAAGAAGATGCTTTCCTAAATGGTGATGGTAGTGGAAAACCAACAGGAATATTTGCACAAACTAATGGAGGAACGCACTTAACTGAGGTGGATGCACTAAAATCTGATGACATTATCAATTTAATTCATGCTTTAAAACGACCATATAGAAAAAATGCAGCATTTATTTTAAACGATAAAATAATAGCTAATATCAGAAAACTAAAAGATAACAATGGAGCATATATTTGGCAGCCATCATATCAATTAGGGGAGCCTGATAAATTAGCAGGATACCCAGTGTATACTTCGGCTTTTGCACCAGAAAATAAAATTGCTTTCGGTGATTTTAGATATTATAACATAGGTGATAGAGGTGCTCGTTCATTTAAGGAACTCCAAGAATTATTTGCTGGTAATGGTATGATTGGATTTGTAGCTAAAGAAAGAGTTGATGGTAAGCTAGTATTACCAGAAGCAGTTCAGATATTACCAATTAAAGGATAATATACATTATGGAACTAAAACTTGAACAAGTTAAAAACTATTTGAGAGTTGATACAACAGAAGATGATGAGTTAATCTTATCACTTCTGTTTACAGCTAAAAAATTATGCTTAGGAATACTAAGGGTGAGTAGTTTTTCAGAGTTAGGTGATGAGCATGATTTTGATGAATTTAAAATACCAATATTATATACAGTTGCTTATCTTTATGAACATAGAGAAAATGCTGATTTTAGAGAATTAACACTAATTCTTAGAGCGTTACTATTTAATCATAGGAAAGAGGAGTTTTAAGATGGATATTGTAGAATTAGATACCAGAATTACTTTTCAAAAGGTAGTTTTAGAATTTGATGAATTACATCAACAATTAGAAACATGGAGTGATTTTTTTACTTGTTGGTCTAATTTAAAACTGGTAACTTCAAATGAGGTGGAAAGACACGGTATTAATAAAAGCTCAGAAGTAATTTCTTTTGTGGTTAGAAAGATATCGGAATTAAAAGAACTTAATACTTTAGAATATAGAATAAAGTATAACAATAAATTTTTTGACATACTAGAAGTAGATGTGTTCAGTAAAGATAAAAAGTTCTTGAGAGTTAAGGGAGTTAATAGCTATGACTAAGAGGACAACTATTGATTCACTCGCTGCTGAGATAACAAAAGGTTTAAAGGAATATTCTAAGCTAACTGAGGAAAGTTTAAAAGGTGCAGTAGTTGAAGTGAGTAATGAAGTTAGAGATAAAATAAAAGAAGGATCACCTAAAAAAAGTGGAGATTATGAAAAAAGTTGGAAAGTGACAAAAGAAAGGGAAACAGCACACTCTATACAAACAGTAGTTCATTCAAAAAATAGATATCAATTAGCACATTTACTTGAATTTGGACATGCGAAGAAGAATGGAGGGCGTACTAAAGCAATTCCACATATAGAGCCAGCAACAAAAGATATTAGTGAAAAAGTATTAGAAAGAATAAAGAGGGATTTATCGTGAATAAAAATGAAGTATGTGAAATGTTATATAAGTTAGAAATTCCATTTGTTTATAGTCATTTTAAAGAAGGAAGTGCTCCAAGATTACCATTTCTTATATATTATTATGATGGTGAAAATACTTTTAAAGCAGATGGTAAATTATATTATAGTGTGAAAAATTTAATTATAGAAATGTATACAGAGAAAAAAGATTTTAAATTAGAAAAAAAGATAGAAGATCTTTTACAAACTTATTCTTTAATCTATACAAAAGACGAGGTATGGATACCGAGTGAAGAAATGTATGAAACAATTTATAAAATGGAGGTTTAAGTATGGAAAATAAAGTAAAATTTAATTTGTCTCATGTTCATTATGCAAAATTAACTGAAGGTGATACAACAACTTATGAAAAGCCAGTACCAATTCCAGGTGCTGTAAAAATTAGTTTAGAACCTAATGGAGAACCAGAAAGTTTCTATGCAGATGGAGGATCATATTACACAATTAATAACAATATGGGATATGATGGAGATTTAGAGATTGCGATGATTCCAGAAAGTTTCAGAAAGGATATTCTTCAAGAAAGAGAAGATAAGAATAAAGTTCTAGTTGAAGATTCAGGATCAGAAACAAAGAACTTTGCACTACTTTTTGAATTTGATGGAGATCAGAAAAAAATACGTCATGTACTTTATAATTGTTCAGCAGGTCGCCCAAAAATTGAAGGTCAAACAAATGAGGAATCAAGAGAAGTGCAAACAGAAACACTTTCAATAAAAGCAAGACCTATCAAAGAAGGACTTGTAAAAAGTAAAACTGGTAAAGAGACAACAGAAGAAACATATAAGAATTGGTATCAAACAGTGTATATGCCAACACATGAAGGAGAAATGTAATGGGAGTTATTAAAGATATAAATGTAGATGGAAAAGTTGTAAGATTTAAAGCATCAGCAGCGATACCTAGACTATACAGAATGAAGTTTAGTCGTGATATTTATAAAGACTTACTTATATTAGATAAGATTAATAAGAATAAAGGAAATATCGATATTGAGAGTTTAGAAATATTTGAAAATATCGCATATATTATGGCTTACCATGCAGATGATAAAATTTCAAATGATGTAGGTGAATGGTTAGAACAGTTTGATACTTTATCTGTATATAAACTTCTACCAGACTTAATAAAATTATGGGGTATAAATGTTAAAACTATGAGTACATCTAAAAAAAAGCAAAAGAAACTGAGCGGACGTTAAATACCGCTCTTTTTTTACTGCGTGCAGTTGAATTAGGACTTTCAATGAATGATTTATCAGAGTTAACAATAGGGCTAGTAAATGATATGTACATTGAAAAAAATAATGATAGTTATGATTATAAATTAATAGCGACACAAGAGGATATGGATAATTTTTAGGAGGTGATTGTATGGCAAGTAGAATAGCAGGTATTACTGTAGAAATCGGAGGAGATACTCTTAAATTAAAACAAGCATTAAGTGAAGTTGAAGGTAAGATTAAGCAAACTCAAAGAGAACTTAAAGATGTTGAAAGACTATTGAAACTCGATCCACATAATACTGAATTACTTACTCAAAAACAAGAACTCTTAAATACAGCCATAGAAGAGACTAAGAAAAAACTAGAAACGCTAAGAATCGCTGAGGAACAAGCTAAAACTGCACTCGCAAATGGAGATATTTCAGAAAAGCAATTTGACGCATTAAAAAGAGAAATTATTGCGACTGAACAAGAATTAGATAAATTCACAGAAAAATTAAAACACACTGATAGTTCGATGCAGGCTACACTTAAAGAAGTTGGGGGTAAGTTTAAAGAGACTGGAGAGAAGATATCTTCAGTAGGTACAACTCTATCAAAAAATGTGACAGCACCAATTGTAGCAGTTGGAGCTGCAGCAACATTAGCCTTTCGTGAAATTGATGAAGGATATGACACTATCATCAAAAAGACTGGAGCAACTGGAGAAAGTTTTGAGGGGTTAAAAAATGTTGCGGATAATATTTTTAAAAGTTTACCTGTTAGTATGAGTGATGTAGGTGTTGCGGTAGGTGAGGTTAATACTAGGTTTAAAGTTACTGGTGATGAACTTCAAGAACTATCCACTTTATTTCTTAAGTTCGCAGAGATAAATGAAACAGACCTAAATACCGCTATAGGAATGACAAACAAAATAATGGTTCAGTGGGGGATTGATGCTAAAGAAACTGCCAATGTGTTAGGATTAATAACACAAAAAGCACAAGATACAGGAATAAGTGTTGATACTCTTATGAACGGAGTTCAGCAACACGGAGCAATTCTAAAAGAAATGGGGTTAAATCTAGGTCAGAGTATTAACTTACTTGCACAATTTGAAGCAAATGGTGTAAATGCAGATCAAGCATTAAGAGGGTTTAGAAAAGCAGTCGCAGCCTATACTAAAGATGGACTTTCTATGGATGAAGCTCTTAAGAAAACAATTGAATCGATAAAAAATGCAGGAAGTGAAACTGAAGCACTAACTATTGCGACTAAGATTTTCGGAACTAAAGGTGCTGCAGAGATGACTAGGGCTATAAGAGAAGGTAGATTTTCTATAGATGATTTATCAAAAAGTATGTCTGAGTACGGGGATGTTGTAGACAAAACATTTGAAGGAACAGAGGACGGTATAGATAAATTTAAAGTAGCTAGTAATAATGCTAAGTTAGCATTAGGTAGTTTAGGAGAAGCAATTTCTGATGTTTTAGGTCCGATTTTACAAGGGGTAGCTACAGTTCTTGGGGGTATAGCAACTTGGTTGAATAGTCTAAGTCCAACTGCTAAACAGATAGTCGTAATAATTGGACTTATAGTAGCTGCGATAGGCCCACTTTTAGTAATAATTGGTACAGTCATTGGTTCTATAGGAAATATAATAACGGGTGTTGCAGCAATTTCTGGTGCTTTTAGTGCGATGAGTGGTGTAATGGCTGGTTTATCTGGTGCAGTAGTACCAATACTCGCTATAATAGCTGCGGTTGTAACATTAATATCTATAGGTAGTTATTTAAAAGATCATTGGAGTGAAATAAAAGACTTTTTTATAAATCTTTGGGAAGGTATAAAAACTTACTTTTCAGAAACATGGACAGCTATTAGTACTACTATAACTGTTGTATGGGAAATTATAAAAAACTATTTTTCAACAACACTCACAGCGATTAGTCTTATATTTACAACTGCTTGGGAGGGTGTTAAAACTTATTTTACAGAACTTTGGCAAAGTATAACCTTAGTAGTGACTACAGTTTGGGAGAATATCAAAACATATTTTACAACTACCTTTACGGCTAT